AGTGTCAGTCCGCGAGGTGCGCGACCTCCTCGGCCTGTCAGAGCCTCAGGCGGATGAAGCAACCCTCGGTGGGCCTGCGAGCGTTGCCGCCGCGACCGCAGACTCGCCGCAGGATCAAATAGCGGGGTGGCTCAAGGAATCTCCTGCGCCTGCCGAAGGGGTAGAACCCGCTGAAGGCGCACCTAAGGCATTTTCGCGGCGATCATGGTGGTAGGCCAACCATCACAGGCGGATAGCGGGTGGACCGCCCTCGTTGAATATGGCGAGGATGCGTACCGCCGTGCGATTGCGGCACAAGTCGAGGGTAAAGACTCAACCGAGTACTGGGAACGGTGGAAGACGGCGACCGCCGCTCTTTTGCTTTCCTCGTGGGCCGCAGGAGCGTTGACATCCGCTCGTGCGTCAGGTGTTCCGCTACCCGCAATCACCCCGCCGTCTGCGACATTTGCTCGTGACATCGACACGCTGCGATACGAGCCGCCGTCGCGGACTGAGATCTCAAGCATTACGATGCAATTTGCGGGTGGCCCCGCTCGTGAAGTGATTGAGCGTTTTATTCGTCTGCTACCGCTGACCCGCGCAAAATGGGAAGCGTTAATTGCTCACGCTCTCCAGTCCGCAACCGAAGTACGAGACGATGAAGCCGCGAACGCGCTCTCGCGTATCATGCTGCGCTCCCCCGACCTCGCTGAACTCATCCGAGGCAAGACGCGAGCGCGGGTTGAGGAACTGCCCCCTGACGCTTCTGACGAAGTCAAAAAGCGTCGAAACCCTACGGTGCAGGCGGTAGTGCGAGGGTCATTTTTCGTCACGGGGATGACGATGGAGCAGGTTGAAACCTCAAAAAACATCCTTGCAGCGGCGATTCGGGGGGATGTGACTGTGTCTGTTGCGGGGAAAAAGGTCGAGGAGATGGGCGTGGGTGACTTTGTCGCGCACACAATTCTTGAAACCGCCACAAATCTCACCGAGGCTCGGCTTGAAACGGTCTACAGGACCAACATCAATCGAGCGCAGTCGCAAGGCCGCTTAGACATTTGCCGCGATGACCTTGTGCGAAAATTCGTCCCGCTCTTGCGGTTTCGCTCGACCAAAGACCCACGGACCCGATTAACACATCGAGCCTTTGACGGCTACATTGCAACTGTCGATCAGATTGACCAAACAGGCATTGCCACCCCGCTCGGATTCAATTGCCGCTGCTCGTGGACCCCGATCCCAATTTCTACCGCCGTCAACGAGGGTCTGTGCGACGAGGACGGTAATCCGAACTTTGCAGCCATCAAGACCAAAAACGGGATTCGGGAAGCATTGGTAGCAAACGGGTCAGTTCCCGACACAGGATTTATCGCAGGGTGATATACTTTTGCCATGCCTGAATCGTTCGATATCTACCCACAGAATCGTTTAAGCAAAGTTTCAACTGCTTTGGGATTAGGGTTCGCGGCGTACCCTGTTACGCAGCCATCTACTACTGCGCCAGTAGGCGCGGTCATTACAAATCTTAGAGGGAACAGCAACATCTCGTTGCACCCATTCTGCAATAACCCTGCTGCTACATCAATGAATATGCGTGTAGTCGGTTATTCTCAATATGTATCTACCATAGACGCAACTTGGTATTTCCCACAGGTGCTAGCGTCCTTTAGTTTGACGAGGACTACAGGCACAACTCCTGTCTTTAATATTAGTGGAAGCCTTTCTCCGATGGCTCTTGTGACGCTTACGGCTTCATTGCTCGTAAATGTCTTGCCAAAGACCTACATTGGTGTTGTTGCTAGTCTTGAAATGGCCAGTTGTGTAGTGGACACGATGGGGTCTGAATTTATTCAATTGCAGTTTCAGGCAAACGCGGATCAACAGATGGGCGCGTTCTACCGATTCGTATGACCACCCCCTCACACAAAATCACCGACGATGGCGACAAGGTTGTAATTCACGACCTTGAAGTTTTCTGCGCCTATGACGCAAAAATCGACGGCGACAATGATGACGAACTCAAGAAATTCGACAACGCTCGTGTGCGCGAGATTGTCGCTGCGACCCGCCAGTACATGGACAAGGGTTCGTTCCCTCGCCTCGTCGTAATGCATGAGCGAGACGGAAACGAGCCTAAATCAAGCGTGGGACGATTCACCAAGGTGAATTACGAGGAGCGCGGCGGTGTGGCCTACATTGTCGGAGACTGCGAGGTTGAGCGGAGCGTGTTTGAAAAACTGCTCGCGACCAATGCATTTCCTCGTCGCTCCGCAGAGATTTGGCAGGACCACAATCACCTTTCGGAAGTCGCGCTGCTTGGGCGAGAAACACCACGCCGACCGCTTCCCGATACTCATTTTGTTCGCAAGGGCGAACTTGTGACTTTCTCTCGCCCACTTCGTTTCGACATGGGGACTGTCGGCGGAGGACTCTCCACATTCATCCCCTCTACGAAAGAGAAAAACCAAATGCCCGATGACAACGATATGCGCGCTGAACTCGACGCGCTCAAGGCTTCAATGGACGAAATCGACCAAAAGTTCAAGAAGCGTTTTGAGGCCGACGATTCAGAGGACGAAAAGGATGAAATGTCAGCGGATGACATGATCCAACAACAATTTGCCGAAGATGATGGCGAGGCTGATGTTCACATTGACATCCAATCCCACGACGGCGAAGGAGATGAAGAGGAGGAGTCCGAAGAAGTTTTCCCCGCAATGCGCTACAGCCGTCCGCGTGAGGGTGGCGACTTTATTGCCATGCGTCGGGAGAACTCGCGGATGTCGCGAGAACTCCAGTCGATGCGCTCGGAACTCGCTCGCGAAAAGTTCAGTCGTGAACTCGACGCAATGGAGACTGAGGGATATCGCATTCCCGCAGACCGCCGTCCGCGTCTGATCGCTGAACTTGCTGCAAGTCGCGACCCTTCCGACCTCATTGACACTTGGCGTGACCTCTTCGCTCGCGATCCCGTTGGGATCCGTATCGACATGAGCCGATCCGCGCTTCCGAAATCAGACCTCGATCCTCGTCAAGTTCAGGACATGGTCCGCGAGTTCGCGGGTCGCCCTGAAGAATTCACCAAGGCCATCAATTCCCGCATCACTACGAAGCGGTAAAAAAAAAGGAACTCAAAATGTCTGACATGGGCTTTACGCCAAATCTCATTGCAAGCGGCACAATTGCGCCGTTCCGCCTCGTTACTATTTCAGCCGCGTTTCAAGGCGCGGCATCAAACGCAATCACAGATTACGCCGTTGGCGTGGCTGACGGTTCCGTGAACGCCTACAACGGAACCAACCACGCCGTTTCAACGGGTACGATAACGCTGCAACCGAGCAACACGGTTCAAGTTGAGGTTGGAACAGGTGGCTGTTCCGCAGGCGACTTCCTTATGTGTGTCGCCTCCTCAGGCGGTACGGTTACGACCGCCGCAGGAGCCACCGCTAAGTCCTCTTACATTGCTCTTGAAGCAGGGGCTGTTGGCGACATTATTCGTGCGTTCCGTTTCGGATATCGCGGCCCAGTCTTCGCGTAAATCTGACCAAAAACCTTCCCTCAAGAAAGAGGATTCATCATGGCATTTACAGTTGTGGGTGGCGGTCTTTCGACCTACATCCCAAGTACGAACGACCTTGCAACGGGTGCGTTGCAAGTTGAGTTCACGCGTTCCGTTAACACTTTTGCCCTGTCGCGTTACGCGACATTGATTCCCACGGCAAAGATGACGGGCTTCTACCTGAAGCAAGACAACGCGGATAACTCCCGCGTTGGCGACGAGAAAGAGTACGCGTGGCCGCTTGGAAACGACCGCCCAACGGGTAAACAAAATTCGTTTGAATTCGTGCAGTTCACCACGGCCCGATTCGGCTTCCCGTTCTACATTCCGCAGGAATCTGCCGCACAGGCTTCGTGGGATGTCGTGGCGCAACACGCACGATCCAAGGCCCAGTTGGCAATGACTCGTCGCTCGATGGCAGCGGCGACGGTTCTTACCACCAACGCAAACTGGGGAACGAACTACACGACCGCCGCAGGAGCCACAACGGGTCCATACACCGCGACAGGTTCGTGGGATGGATCCACCACCGCCAACCGCTACATCCAAAAGTCGATTCAGCAAGCGATGCGAATCGTTAGCCTTTCGTCTGGTGGCGCGGTCAACCCAAACCAGTTGATCATGGTGATCTCGCCTGCCACCGCGAATATCATTTCGCAAGCCCCTGAAATTCAGGACTATGTGAAGTTCCAAGCGGGTATCCAGTACCTGCAAGGAAGCGACACTTTTGCGAAGTGGGGTATCCCGCCGACCCTTTTCGGCCTTGCCGATGTTGTTGTCGAGGATGCCGTCAAGGTTACCTCGAAAAAGGGACAAACCGACACTCGCTCGTATGTCCTCGGCAACGGTGCGTACTTCCTGTCGCGTCCAAGCGGACTCGTTGGAACTGAAGGTGCATCGTCGTTCTCGACGCTGCAAATCTTCGCCTACGAGGACATGACGGTCGAGCAGTTCAATGACCCAATGAACCGTCGCATCGAAGGCCGCGTGATCGACAACAGCATCCCCGCTCTTGTCGCGTCAGTCGGCGGATTCGCGATTCAGAATGTCCTCGCCTAACTCGCGCAATTAGACGATGGCGAAGGGGCGGGGCTTTATGCCTCGCCCCTCTTTTTGTTGAGGAAAAACACAATGACCACCTACGCGACTTACGCAGATCTTGAACACGCGCTCGACTCGCAGATCATTGCTCAGTTATGCGGGGACGCAGGCGTGGCGATGGGTGGACCAAACGCAATCACGCACGCGGCCCTTGAGCGTGGAACCGCTGCGGTGCGGTCCTACATCCGCGTGGGTGGCATCTACAGCGAGACAGAAATTACAGCCTTAGACGCAGCGCACGATCCGCTGCTTGTCGGGCTTGTTGTCGATCTCGCGACCGAGTTTCTGTTTCAGCGTCGAGGGTCTAAACTCTCACCTGCTATCGAGCAACGAATCAAGCAGTCCTACTCCTATTTGGAGGGGCTGCGCGACGGAAAAATGCTTTTTGGTGATGCAACGGCAAATGTCTCCGCAGGAACTCCCCTTGTGACTGCTGTATCTGATTCGACGCGAGCGTTTTACGCGAGCGCGTCAAACAGCCCATTTTTCCCTATGCGTCGAGGATTCACCGCGCCATGAGCGTGTGGTCTAAAAAAGTTCGTCAGGCTCTTGATAATCCTCGGATCGTCAAAGGGATTGCCGCGCTCGCAGGCGTGTGGATGAGCGAACACATCGATAAAAATTTTGGTCGGGGCGCAGGCGGCAGGGCTGTGCCACACGCTCCGCTCAAAACCGTCAAGGGACGCTCATGGTCGAGCAGTAAACCCAAGGATGGGTCAGCCCTTGCGGTACGAAAAATCGTCATCGACAAGGATGGTAAGCCCCGCAATCGGACTATGTACCTTATCGAAAACACCTCCTACCGAGCAGGCGGACAACCGCTCGTGGACACGGGAAAATTAATTGGGTCACTTGGAGCAAGCGGCACAAGTGCGGGTAGTGGCATCAAAGTCACGATGCAAGGCCGAAAGTACGGTCTGTATCAGGATCGTGGATTCACGACAAAGGGACCAAACTTCATCCCGTTGACGAAACGGGGTAGGCGCGGTCACGCGACTGGCAGAAATCCGAACAAGGAAAACCTTGTGCGCGGCAAAGATTTCTTGATGGCGTGGCGCGGCGTTACTGTGCCGTCACGCCCATTTATCCTGCCCACACGCGATGATTTGCAGCGGGTGGGAAAAGACATCTACCTCGGACTCAAATCTATTCTAAAGGGCAAATGACATGGCAGTAGCACTTTTTATCGCAGGGCCAACCCGCATTGATATTGACACGACGGGATCATTCGTTGAACTCGGATTTTCCGACAACGACAATCTCCCCTCGGTGCAATTGACAGATCACCATCACGAAGTCAAATCCGTGTTGAGTGGTAATGTCCCTGCCGCCGTCGTGCTTACGGGGACGAGCGCACGGATTACGCTTGCGCTCGTAAAATGGGACGCTGCGATTTTAGCGGCATTGCTCGCAAAGCAACGCGGAGCCTACAACGATTCGGTGGTTGGTCGAAAACTGGTAAGCGGATTGTTTACTTTTGGGCTAAAAATCCGCGCTGTAGACGGCAGTATGGCGTACACCTTTTCTCGCTGCTACCTCCAACCTGACGGCATGGGCGATTCGCAATGGGGTAATCGTGAGCGAGTACTCACGCTAAATATCTCCGCAATTCCTGACGCTATTAACGACATTTACACCTACGCCTAACTGAGGAATCAACATGGCTTCATCGTTTTTTATCGCAGGGCCAACCGTTGTTCGGGTTGCCATTGGCGCGTCTGCAACATTTGCAGATCTCGGATATTCCGACAACGACAACCTTCCGTCTGTGCAGTTAACCGACAATCATCACGAAGTAAAAACGGTGTTGAGTGGCAATGTTCCTGAGGAAATTGTCTTAACGGGGACAAGCGCACGGATTACGCTTGCACTTGTCAAGTGGGATCAAGATGTGCTTGACACGATTCTTGCACAGCAGCGTGGGGCTGCAAACAATTCGACGGTTGGTCGAGTCGTGCAGGTGGGCGGAAACACTTTCCGTGTGAAGATCATTGTGGCTGCGGCAGGTGGAACGACTGCGTATTTGTTTAATTCCTGCTACCTACAACCTGACGGCATGGGAGATTCGCAATGGGGAAACCGCGAACGAGTTTTGACGCTCAATATCTCGGCTATCCCTGACTCTTCCAACGACATTTACACTTATACTGCTTGACATGATCGAACTTAACGACGATAACGACCCCCTTTTGTTTGCCGCAAGCCTCCCAAACGGCATTTTGATTTGCCAATACATGGAGATTGTTGTCACTATTCAGGCGGGTTGCCCAACTGGCGTAGAGCCAACAACCGAAATGGTTGTGCAGGCAATTCGCAAAGCAAGCCGAACCCCTGATGTTGCAGCATTGGCAAACAACGAATGGCTCGTCGCGGCTTGGCATCGTATGACGCGAGCCTTGGAGGCATCGGGAAAAATCTAAGGGCAACCGCTCGATTTCTTTCCGTTTACGGACGATTGCCCACGGAATTCACGCCTGAAACAGCGATGGGACTCATGGCAAACATCCCTTCCATTGAGGCAAGCGAAGCATTGACTCTCGCGAGGGGGATTGCGGTGGCGTTGGGAGACTCCAAAATGTTCGCTTCGTGCGTGTACCAAACCACGGGGAGTGATCAACTTGCACAACGAGTTGAAATCCAAGCACAGATGCAAAAAGGCTCCCAATAATGGCAAGCGTTAACTCAATTTTGTACGCCATGCGTGATGATTTGGTCGCGTGGATGTCTCAACAGGGACTCGGTGATGCGGTCTACATTGTCGAAGCCCCCATTGACGAGGTAGTCGGCCAGTACGCGATTCAAATCGTCGCGGGATCAGACACCGCAGTCCACCCGAATAGCGGCGTAGGACTAATCCGCACCAATGTTGATGTGGTCGTGTGGTGGCGTGGATTTTTTGACCCACTTAGTCGGGGGACAGAGCGAATCTCAGGTCAACAGGGCATTCAGCAATTTGTAGACACGCTCCGTGAGTACCTCGTACAGCGAACCTATGACGGGATGATCATCCAGTTGATTTTCCGTAACGGCGGAACGGTGCAGTCTGTCCCTGAGTTAGAGGGGTGGCTTACGCTTCGCGACACCTACGACTTTGGCTACGAAATGACTTGGGAGGTTAAAGTCTGATGGAAGACCTTGGAACAATCAGCATCAACATCAAGGACTCAGGCGGCGGCGGTGGTGGCGGTGGATCTATGTCGGGTGGAATGGGCGGTGGCCTGCTTTCGTTGCGTCCTTCGGCCATGAGCGAGCGCGGCCTGATTCGCATTAATCAAGCCGTTATTTACATTAATCAGGCTGCGATTCAGCAGATGCAACAGGGCATGACTCACGCCCTGACTGGCGCGGTTAGGGCTTCGTCTCGTGGCATGGGAGGAGTTGGTGGCGGTAGCAGTAGCGGTGGCCCTGCGGCTCCTCAATCAATGTGGCAACGAATTCAAGCAAAAATGGGGATGGTCGAAACGGGATCTGCGATTAAAGGTGAATTAGGTGGTTTCTTGCGAAACCCCTCTGCGGGTGGCATGGCCTCGCTCCTGAGTTCATCAGCCTCCACAGGCAAGGCAATTGCAATGCTCGGTGCAGCGGCGGCTCCTGTTGCTGCGGTTCTTGCGGTTGTATTGCTTGGGGTGGTCGCAGGTATTGCAGCCTACAAACTGCTTCAAGCGTCTGCGGAACGGGTAGCGCGAAAGTTTGACGAGGTAACTCGTTTCTCGGGCGCAATGATGTTTGCCAAGGCAAGTGAACGGCTTCAAGTGTTTAATCGGCAAATAGCCGACGCTGCAAAGAACGGCATGGCCTACGCAAAAGCACAGTCATTTGCAACGCTTGCGGCAGACGCTCACGCAGAAACGATGCTGCATTTTGATGCCGCTTCCGCAGAGTTGGCTCAGGTATGGCATCGTTTAAGCATGATGTTTTGGAAGGCTCTTTTGCCGCTCGCGAAATTCGCTGAGTGGTTAGCAAAATCGGTTGATTGGGGCAACGCGCTGTTGTTTGGGTTAACCAACCTTATGGGAGGTTTGGGGCTGTCTACCCTGTTCCCGATTTTGAACGCCATCTACAACAAAACTGCTGCGATTCAACGCAACACGCAGCCGAGTGGCGGAACCGCCGCAAATGAATGGTTTATGCAGGACATCAACGCAGTCATGGGTAAAGGTAAAAACTATTCTGATCTCGGTTATCAGAAAAAGGCGGCAAAATGACTGGCCCATGTAACCTAGTTATCACACGGTTAGGCACAGGGGCAACCCCGTTTACCTTGACGCAAGTCAACATTGAGGGTTACACCTGCGAGCCGTGGCTCGCGGATGACCAATCGGTCGCACAGGGGTCAAAAGTTAGTATCTCGGGAACCTGCCTGATGTCCGCAGAGGACTGGGATGATCTCCGTACCACTCTAGGGACGCAAGCGACTCGCCTTTTAACCGCAAGGATGGTCGGAGCAACCGCAGGTAACTACCTGATTAATTTAACCTCCGCGACGAGTGCAATCGGTGGGCCGTGGCTCAAACTTACCGCGACACAGGTCATCGGTACAGCACTCGCTGTTGTTCGATTTGATCTAAACGATACCACGACGGTGTGCGATACTCCCGTCATTGGTCATGTGTGGACGCAGCGCATGACGGTCGATGCGACTGGCCGACTTGTTCGGACGATTAATGGCACAGTTCGTTGTGCAAGAAACGCGAGTTCTACGGGTGTTTTACCTGCGGGATATGGCTCAAACGATTGGGACACAGTTCTCCCATACGCTGATCTTTTTCGTCGTGCAATTCTGCCTCCTGTTCCTGCACACGGATGGAGGCGCGAGTCACAGGAATTTGCGTATGACTCGATGGGGACAGGGCTAATTTACTCAGTTACCGACAAGCAATATGTCTATGACCTGCCCGACGGGGTTCGCGTTGGCGACATGGAGTTTACCTACGAGCGCACGGTGCAAGATTCGGGCGTTGGCACTTGCAGAGTCGTAGTGGAACTTGAAGGCGATTTAAGCCTCGCAACAATTCCAAACAACCTGCCATCGGGAAATCGTCGGCTTGTGGAGACTGCGGTCACGCTGAGTAAGGCGAGAATCGACGCTACTTATCCGTTTTGCATTATTACCCGAATGTCAATTACGGAGCGCAATATCCTGTCGGGGTTTTCGATTCGATTTGAACTTGAGTCTCAGGTTTTTCCTGCTCGGGTAGGTAACGCTGCGGGTGGAACTACTTTGTCTCCGATTGCGCGTATGGTCGGGCAGCGTTTTCAAATTACGCGAACCGTTGACACGCGAACAATGGACGCATACGGATCCGCTATTCCATATGTGCCATCAACTTGCGCCGCTGATGCCTCCAATTTCTCGCAATTTTCGATGGTTCCGCATTACATTCAAAATGCGGTTTCAGGCATGACTTGCGACGGCGGCGAAGATGTTCCAATGCCTACGGCAGATGTGGTGACCTTTGAAGGTAATCCTGACACGGGGACTGTAACTATTGCGATTTGCACTCTCGATGACGCAGGAATGGATGAAGTTAATGCGTCGTTTGAGGGTGGGTTACACACCACCGAAATGGATCAAGGGGAAAACGCAGGAGGCGGAACACAAATTGTGTCGCACTCAATCTCGACCACAAATGCTCGTTATGACTCGGGACTAGTGCGGATGTCTTCTATGTATATTTCAGGGACGGATTTAGTCCTGCAAACAAGAAGGCCGATTGTTCTTGTTACAGAGCGCGTCGAGGTTGCGAGGGCAAACACCGCGCCCGACAAACTCATGCGCCCGTTTCCCGCAGGGGCAATGCTTGTGCGCGATGAATGGAATGTCTCGTTTGGTAAATTTGACCAACAAGGCACACGGATGTTTGTTGGAGTTTATGACCGTACATTTTCCATGTATGACGATGGTGGGGGAACAGGAGGATACTCAACTGTTGCCTCTGACTACGCAGGAAACATTAGGCAATGGACGGCTCCGAACGGTTCGCTACAGCCATCCATTTCTCCAATTGCAACTACGGGATCACAAGATCTTGCACACAGCGTTTTTGCTACTAATACCGTAGCGGTTAATAATTACGGGGTTCCTACTCAGGAATTTTTGTCATGATCGAGGCTTATTTTCTGCTTTCTACAGGCGCGGTTGTTCCTGCGCTTGTTCCTGAAGGCGAAATCCTCGAAATTGCAGCCATTGCAGGTTTGTCGAATGACGAACTTTTTAGCATTGAGATTCCCGCAGGTGCAAGTCGGCACACGCGAATTCGTGTTTTAGTTTCGCAAAATCAGATTACAACCCTGTACGCAAACAACGCAGGAGGCGGAGTTGGGACTGCTCAATTCAAATGGCGCGAAGCCTCAAGCCTTGCGGTGCAGTCAATTGATGTTTGGTTGCTTCCTCCGCGACCGCTCTACATCGTTCCTACCCATGCGGGGGTGTCGGTCGTTGAGGCTGTCGATGTCCGCTATTGGTGGAAACGCACCGTCCTTGCAACAACGGTAGACAACCCTGTCCTTGGGCCAATGTTTTCGTCGGACGGCAGGTGGCAAGCCTCGGGACTTGGGGCTGCAACTACCCTGTTGACTCTCCTCACCACCCTTAAAGGGTTACTGCCGTTTGGCACATTTGGAAACGGCACTTATAACCCCGCGCTGCTGCTGAACAATCGACTTGCTGATCATCGGCTAACTCCCGATTGCAGTATTGCGATGGCAATCGACATTGTATTGTCGGCAACGGGATATATCCTGTTGTGGGATTATGCATCGGGGTACATTTGTTGTGAAATTAAAAACGACATTGCGTTACTCGATGCGTACATGAACGCAAACCACCGAGCGTACACCGCGGGTCTTGAGCCAACGAGTTCAACCGTAGTTGCAACAGATCTGCTGCTCCTGTCGTGGAACGCAAGTAACAACACGCAGATTAATCGGATGCCTAACGAGGTTGCCACCTCGTTTCCGTATCGTGACATTGAGGGACGAACGCGCTATTGCAACAACTCTGCCGCGGTAAGTTCTGCCTTTTTGAAATTTACGGACTGGTGCGAATTTGGCGTAGAGGATCCACTTGCGACTGGGCGGTCGCGACAGCCCAACGGCACGACTATGCTTTTGCGTGAGCCTCGTCCACTTGTTGCCGCCGAAGACATCGTGTGGGATCCAAGCGTCGATCTTACTAACACGCTAAACACTCCCCTTCCTCCTGCGTGGGATTGGGTTGGTTACAAAACCCTAGTCATTGCGCTTTTGCAAAAGCGTTGTGAAATGTCTATAGGGAAAGTCGTGTGGATGGGATGGCCGACTTTGGCGTTTGGCGCGTTTCGCGGCACAATGCTGCGCTACAGCATTGGCCAACGGACAAAACAACTCAGCCATTCGCGAGAACTCGGCAGCAATGTGGGGGACGAAAATCAACTTGTCCCAATCACGACTACGGAATGTGACCCTGAGGATTGGATTTTTGGCCCTGACGGATTACCTGCTGATCATCCAAGCGAAATTGTGATGGGCAAGGGATTGGCACAGGCGCGGCGGCTTGGTAGCGGCATCACCATGATTGATGTTGCTCCGCCAAACACGCGAGTGTTTCCTGCGGTAATAGGAGCCTCGACTCGCATTGGAACCACAATGATCATTGACGGTCTAGCGTCTGATTATTGGCGATGGACTTATGCGTTTCAAGAGGTTGAACCCAACACCTCCGCGAATAGCCCGTTGACTGTTGATATAGGTGTGCGGAAACGCACGGGTACTGCGCGCAACATGATGGAAAACGGAAATGTTTTTACGGTCGCAGGTGCGGGGTCAAATGTTATTGCGGGTGGGGTGGTTCAGGCCGATGTCACGACCGCGACTATTGACTGCCTCCCTATTTGTGAAGCCTCGGTAGTCCTGATGGTTGAGCATTTTCCGACCGCGTTCGTGAGTACGCCGCCTGCTTCCCGCACAGCGCAATACTGGTTTAGCACTCCAAACGCTGTTAAAGTCACCTGTACAGAGGTAATTCCGCCATGAGCCGATGGACAATCATTTTCGCTAAGGGTCAGACCTACCAACAGACTATTACCCTTACGGGAGTTGCGGATATCGCGTCCGCTACTGGGTGGTCGGTTGTTTGCGCGATGCCCAATGAGGCCGCGTTTTTAACCGCGACAACCGCAAACGGTCTACTCACGGCGGGAGCGACAACCGCCGAAAAAATCATGGTGATTCCTGCGGCGACCACCGCAATTTTTGACTCGGGAAACGGGAAGTTCGACTTTTACATCGAGTGGGCAGGGGGCGTTAAACGCCCCTACTACCTTGGTGGAGCATTGCAAGTTTTGCCATATGTAGGCGAGGTGACTCCATGACCACGATTCAAATTTCCAACACCGATGTCACGGTTGTGGTCACAGACACAGGGGTCGAGTTGTCGGTTACGCAGGGGCAGGCAGGAGCAAACGGCGTTGGAGTTCCCGTTGGAGGTGCAACGGGAACGGTGCTAACGAAGACCTCTGCTGCCGACTACGCAACCGCTTGGTCTGCAATCTCTCACACGATTAACCTGCAAGAGTTTTACGATGACACGCCAAACGGGGGTAGCGCAACGGGAACGACTTGGACAAAACCCGCAGGGGCGTTCCTTGTACTCGTCGAGGCTAGTGGGGGAGGCGCAAGCGGGGTGACGGGGACAGGATTAACGGGTGGCGTTGCGGGTGCAAGTGGGGCATATGAAACCCTGATGTTCGCGGCCTCTGATTTGACCGCAACCGTAACCGTTGCCGTGGGTGCGGGTACTGCGGGAGGGACAGCAAACGAAATTGCGGGAGCGACCACTTTTGGAACCTCTACCATTTATGTGACGGCAACTGGTGCGCGTGGGCAAACCGCTCCAACCACCATTGGCACACGGTTGATTAATGTGTACGGCGCAGGTGGTACGACGAGTGCGGCAGGTTGCGTTGGTGGACGAGGCAGCGGTGGCGGTGGCGGTGGTGGCAGTACGGGGGCGCAAGGAGGGACGGGAGGTTCGGCGCGAAAAACCTCAATTACAGGTTCTGCTACCCCTGCAACTGGTGGAGGGGGAGCGGGAGGACTTTCCATCATTGGGGGGGCAGGCGGAGACGGGGTTGTCTCTGCTGACTCGTTCGGGTTTGGTAGTGGAGCAGGTGGTGGTGGCTCAGGCGGTGGTACAGGCGGCAAAGGAATTCGGGGAAGCGGTGGTGGGGGCGGTGGAGTCGGAAGCCCCGCAGGGACAGGTGGCAGAGGCGGAAACGGGTATGTGCGCGTTACAACATTCTGTTCTTGAAATCTCACAATGACAATCGAACAAATCGGTACTATCATTGCTCCTATTGCCACAATTCTCGGCGCAGCGGCGTGGCTGCACACCAGTCTCGCCGCGCTTCGCGAGCAAATTGCGGGAATGCGTCGAGATATTGATCACTTGCAAGGCGAAGTCAACAGGCTTCGCGACCAAAAAAAGGAACACTAAAATGACTAAATCGTGGCGCACTTCTCTCGCAGGGCTTGGGGCAATTTTAGTTGCGGTCGGCGTTGCCGTAACGGCAATGACTGACAGCGACCCAACCACAAATCCTGACTGGGGCGTTGTCCTTGCGGCAACCCTTGCAGGATTCGGTTTGTTTTTCGCTCGCGACAACGGCGTGAGTTCCGAATCTGCGGGAGCAAAATGAACGACAGTTACGACGATTGGTACGAGGATAACGCGCCATGTTCAACAAGATTGTCGCGTTGGTCGCGGTTGCGCTCGTGGATTACCTCCTCAGGCGTATCGAGCGTGGCAATATCGCCGTTGATGGTGACATTGATCCTGATCGGTTGCGCCGTGGCGGCACTCGCATTCGCGAGTGGATGCACGAGAACGGTGCTAGTCCCCGAATCAAGCCCGATTCGGATGGGGCCACAGATCGCGGGAAGGATTTACACCCTCGTTGAGGGTCAATGGGTGCTATCAGAGGCAGAGGTTAAAATCCCTGAGGGATGGTGGGCAGTACCCCCTAGTTTTGTCGCGGCAGAATATGAACACAAATGAGTAGCGCAGTCCTGTCAGCCTGTTGTTGCGGCGGTGGGCCACCCGTTCCAAGCACCTGCTGTAATTGGTGGGCGTGTAGCCCAACCTCAACGATCAATGTGACATGGTCGGGGTCATCTACAACAAAGCGAGAAATCACCCCAAGTGCTTCGCCGCAGGAATTTACCGTCGAGGAAATTTACTGGTCGGTGACGGCGACAATGACTCGCAGCGGAACAATTTGCACGGGATTAGGAGCATCACTTTTCCGTTACACCGCATCAAGTTGCGTTTTTTCGTACAACCGAATTCGCCGTGCTTATAGCGTTGGAGGCCATCACACTTGCGCTAATTGGTTCGGCGGATCTTGCTGCTTTAAGGAGCAAAACGGGGGTTGCATGACATATACAGGGAATGTGCCACCCGAACCGTGTGTTCCGTGTGGAGATGGCCCCGCCTGTGGTGCAGGGGCAGGATTTTATCTTTCTAAGGGGGTGAACCCCTGTGTCTGTTGGAATTGTTCAGGGACTGATTGCAATGACGGAGATGTTGGAAATTTTTACAATCCGATAGGGTGTACTGATTGTGTGGGGCCATCGTCCCCTGACGATCTCATTTTCCGACAAGTGCAGGAGGAGCAATGGTCTTTTACGGGAACGCTTATAGGGAAAGGCAGTTGCTCTACGGAGGCGTTTTGCCCAATGACCCCTTTTAATTGCTCAATTGGAAACCCGTTTAATCTTGTTCCTGCGGGAAAAGTCTTAACCATCCTCTGCACGACCTTGTGCAATGAGGTTGGGGATGTAACAGCCCGACCCGTAATTTTGTTTACCCCAGTCACCACGGGAAAATTCCTGACTCATTCGTTTGACACAAGCATGGATCCGTGTTGTCCTTATCCATGCGATCTCATCGTTCAGCCGTGCTACAGCGAGGATTCTGTTGAGTTATGCATCAAGAATTTCCTTGTAACGGGTAGCGGAAATTGTCTGACGCAAACCACATTTGACGAACCACACAACGGCGGATGTCAGGGATGGCTAGTCCCACATGGCGGGTTGCTTGATGGCGTAAATCCGCTTAATTTCGGTGGGGTTGCGTGTGCAATCTGCTCTCCCATTGAGGTTGCAACCATTGAAGAATATTGCATTGAGACTGAATTAGATCCCAACGGCTACTACTGCGCGACTTCCTATGCGGGGGCTATGCTTCCGTATTGTTCCGACAATCCCGTTTATGTTCCTGAAAATTTCGTAATTAATTACTGGCCTGACTGGTGTGAAAAGGACACTACAACCCGTGAATGGTCGTGGGGGTTTACGCTATGAGCGCGTGTTTTTGGTGGTCAGAGGGATTGTGCCGACATCCCAAAATCGGTGGTGGAGATGCGCCTGAGTCACGATGTTCTGAATGCAAAAGCATAAAACTTGTTGGAGTTACCGTCGGGCGCACAGACCCACACAAGCAGGGGTTAGTTGCCAAGGGGCTTTCGTGGGTTAAGGCAGAAGCAAGCCTTTTAGCCTGTGGCCCAGTCGCGCACGATGTGCTTGTGGCAAGGCTTGAAACCTGTAACGCCTGCACCAAACTCAAACGAGTTGACGAAGAAGGAAAACTTGGATATTGCACTCGATGCGGCTGCGGCGAGAATCGGAGATCTGAGTTGACTGTCAAGGCAACTATGCCGAGCGCAAAATGCCCGTTGGCTTTGTGGGATCTCCCCGATTCACCAAAATTGCCGCTCCCACTTGGATTTATCGAGTCTCCTAAATAAACATCCCCCTTCCAACATAGGTGAAAGGGGGACGCTAGGGGAAAAGATCAAAGGGTGGCCTCGTGACGGCAGGTAGAGAATAGCGGATTTTACAATGTGTCGCAAACTTTAGAATATCGCGGCAACATTTCGTCACGCAACACCCCCTCGGCGTGTGTCAGAAGTCTGCGGTAGGCATCGTTCACTCCTGAATCCGTAGGCGACTCCCACAGGAGCATCCGCACCGCCCCAAGCGTGATGACGAGCGCAAGACGCTCCCGCTCGCGCTGCGCGGCCTCAGCGGCCTCAGCCGCCTCGCGCACGATCAAACCCCTCCCGTTGACAGAACTCGCGTAGGGCCTCAGGGTGAACCCGCCTTGCCTGCGATTCGGGCAGGCGCATACCGAGTAGCCTCCCTGAATCAATCCATTTAGAAACTGTGGCAGCGGACACACCTAGCCGCCGCGCTACCTGTCCTGTAGTCAGCCAATCCACGCCGAGTTCCGCCAGTTCCAATTGTGGGATTTTTGATCTCGCTTTCATGGCCCCTACGATATCCGCAAGCGGATTGAGAATAAAAAAAACGCGCCCCAACTTTGGGACGCGCCGAGACAAAGTGTTTTAGGGCTTAGTCCAGTTCAGGCTCGCGGTCGGTCATGAAGACGGGCGTGTCGTTTGACTCACGGGCTTCTTGACGATCCGCAATAGCGGACACTCGCAGGTATTCCACACGCTCGGCAGCGGGGTCCGAAACTGCCAACCCCGTGCGGACATCCATGATGCAACGGGTGTCAGCCCAACCGACGCAAATATTCATTGCACGGTTGGCCTCGTCAAACGAGACAAACGATTTAGCCTCGTGGCAGTCGCGGGTCATTTCAATGATGTACCCCTGCTGATTGGTACGCACAACGAATCGCGGAGAAGCGTCGTGCGGCTCTACGCAGATGACATAGAGCGGGAGCATTTCAGCAATCGTCGCTCGGTAGGGTCGCGCAGAGTGGAGCCGAATGGCGAAGCCGAACTGGTCGTAAAGTTCGTACTTTTGCGCGGGGGTAATCAGCCCAATGTGAAAACAGAAATCAATTTGAACCTGCGCTTCGTCGCGAATAATTCGAGCGGTTGGGTCGTTGGCTCGGTCGCAAATCGCGTTAAGCGACAACTGAATTGCGTCCATTGCGGCGGTTTGAAGGGATTTGGCGGTTTGGCGAGTGTTTGCATTTGTCATGATCAAAATCCTTTTGGTTAGGTCGGGAGACATTCCCGACGGGTGAAACATACCCTATCAATCGGTAGGGGGCAAGGGAACGCATCACAAAAATAAAAAAAAACGCCCCGACCTCGGGGCGCGTATTTGAATCATGTCAACTCCTCAAAGCAATCGTCGCAGAAGCGTGGATCGACATTTTCGTCCGTGTCAAACAACGCCCCCACCTCGTTTACGCTTCGGTCCACCAAGTCTCGCGGAACCCCATGTTCGTCAGTCTCGCGCCTCAACGGCGGCTCTCGGGTCAGCGTTCCGTTGGCTGCGGCCTCGCGTGTGCAGTTGGGGCAATGGTTCGCAGCGTCGTATGTGTAGCCAATGATTTTCATGTTTGATCCCTTTGTTTTTACTTAGCGTTAGCAATGACTGAAAGGTTGTAGGCCGAAACCAACGCGGTCAACGCCTGATCCTCGGGTGTCGTAAGCATGAACCGATCCATGCGATCCTTCATGAGGCGGTATTGGGAGTGCGACAACAACGGACCCCAACATTGCATATCGCGAAATTCTCGCTCCTCGCGCTCGCGACGAACCCTAACGGCGTTGCGGAGGTCTGTGCAGGCGGCGAAAAAATCCGAAGCGTTTGCAAGGGCGGTTGTTGATTTATTCTCTGCGGTCATTGTCTGTCTCGTTTCTGCGACTCTTGTCGCGTTTTTAGGTCGGGAAGCATTCCCAACGCACGAACCGTACCCTACTAATCAGTAGGTTTCAAGTTGCAGCGTCCCAAAAATAAAAAAAAGCCCCGAACTCGGGGCGCATGGGTTAGGTGACTGGGGCAGGGCTATTTAAGGTTGAGGCGTGTCCCTCGCTCGCCAAGCGTGGCCCCGTTCACCGTCTCGCCTGCTTCAAGTGCCGCACGAATTGCGACCTTGTCAACCGTGATGGTAACGGTGGGAACACGAAATTCCTCAGGCAGTTCAGCCTCGTCGCTGATAATGACGGGTACGGCTCCGCCGTTTTTCACGACCGACAACGAAAAGCGAGCCGTTTGAATCTGAGGCTGTCCCGTTTCTTTCATGGCGATCATCACCGCCAGTCGCAGCCGCGTTGCAAGCGACTCGTCATCCTGTGCCAGTTTTTTCATGCGAGCGGCCTCTTCGGCCCGTCCTGCTGCGCGACTTTCGCAGGACCGAATCAACGCGGCGTAGTCATCGACCTTCGCGTCAAACGACTCGATTAGCGCGCTCGTGTGTTCCGCGATGGCGGCAGCGGCCTCGTCAGAGGCGTGGCCGTGTTCCTCAAACGCTCCGACTAATGACTTCAAATTTTCTGTGATGGCGTACAGGCTCATGGCTTCTCGTGTGTTGGAGGGGGGGGGTGAATTACAGAGCAACAAAGTCGCGAATCTGTGGCTGATCTCGGATCTCGGTCGCCTCACAGAAGCCGACAGCGTTCCACCGCCAAGTCAGTTCGATGTTCGTGTCTGCGGCGACAGTCCACGCGCTCAGAGGACTTGCCGAAACCCACGACTGTCCATGCACAGGGTGCGCGCAAAGCAGCGCGTAGCCGTCTCCGCGCTCCACCAGTTTCTCCACCCTCACGACATCAGTCCCCGTCGCAGGCCACTTTTGTGTTGATTTCGGCTTGGGCTTTGCGACCACAATGGGCTTCAAATCAACGGGAACAACTTGCTTTAGCGTCGGCTCGGAAGAAAACATCGAGGGGTCATGCTTCGCGCTCGACTTTACTGGGGGAAGCAGCAACCCATCTGTGCGGACAGGGACATCAACGGGAGTAACCGCCGCAGGCACTTCAGCCTGTGACATTTCCTCACTCGTGTACAGCCCTGACAGTTCCGCAGGAAACGCTTTTCGCAGCGCAAGAGCCTCGCTGCACTTTGCAATCATGAGGCTTGGCATTTTTGCCCACATCGTCGTGACCCCCCCATTTTTCGTAGTCTGCACATACTCTCGCCACAAGGCAACTGCGTACAGGGGACCCGCAAAACCCTTACGCATCACGCCGACGCGAGCCGCCGTCGGCGGCAAGGCATCAAGCCACACATCTACCCATTTGCCATCAGGACCGCACCAGTACGGTCCGTCTTGCCCCGCGTACTCGCCTGATCGCTGCGCGACTAACCGCGCCCCATCAATCGAGATTTGAGTCTGCATGATGTTTCGATTTTCGCGAGAATCCCACCGCTGAATCGCGTAGATCTGCCGAGCGAACGGGTCAAGTCCCGTGCGGTCACAGATGGACGAGAACAACGCCAGTTCGTCAGGGTTGCAGCCCTTCGCGATGGTGCGGGAGAGTAGATCGACCTGCTCGTGCGAAAGCCCTGTTTTAATTGTTGCCAGTTCCATGCTGTTTTCCTCTAGTGTTAGGTTGGGATCATTCCCAACGGTGTCAATTTACCCTATTGAGATATAGGATGCAAGTTTGTTGGCGAGAAAATCAGGTATGCGCCAACACAGAAATGAATGCGCCACTCGCCTCTTCAGCGAGACACCACCGTCGCTCTACAGAGAGTTTGCCCACCTGCCTGTCGTTTCGGTAGGCAATCCCTGCGAGAGCGTCACACACAGCCCTAGCGAGTTTGTCGCAGTCGGCGTAACGGGGGAGGACTGGGGATGATTTCCGTAGCAGGCCGCTCGCGGTAAAGTGTGACGCAGGCCGCGTCCACCGCGCAACAATCCGCACCTCCACATCCTGCTCGTGCATTTGCACTCTCGCGGCGACCGCAGAGGCCGCGATGACAGCCCTCCAAGGCATCACACGCTTAGATGCCTCAATCATGATGGTGCGACCCGAGCGTAGTCGTACTAGGTTTTTGGATCCCTGTGGCGCAGGGATCCCGTGAGCAAAAAACTCACACACGAGATTGTCTTTTTAATTTTTTGACTTCCGCTTTAAGTGCTTCGATTTCATCGTGCAGTTTCGCGACATCGTCGGCGCACTCAAAGATGAGGCGGATTGGAATCGCGTAGTCGAGTTTGCCAATGATGCCGCTGCGAGTTGGACACATTTCAACGCTTGCGCGCACGATCCCCGAAAAATATTTCAGGCTGTCAATCATTCCGAATCCTCCACACGCGGATGATTCTCCCGTGGGTAGACACGCGAGTGGACCGCTGCACTTCACCAGTCCACGAAAACCCGCCGCGAAAAACCGCTCCCGCCGCGTTCCCTAAATCCGCGTAATCAAACCCCCTCTCCGCCATGCGTCGGCAAACGCAATCGCTCGTCACCCACCCCTGCGTGACACAGAGACTCCTCGCGTGTCCCTGAGCGACCCTCAGCAGGGCGTTACGCATTTGACTTGAGGACGCGAGCGCAATACCCGCCTCCATGCGGCGATCTGCTTCGGCGGAATCAAAGAGTGTTTCAAACTGCTGCATTTTGTGATTCCTCCTTGGTTGGCTCGCGGCGAATCAAGACCTTGCGGGGAGCAAAAATATGGATACCTGTTTTTCGTCTACCCATCGGTTTGAGTTGAACCGTAATCACCCCATCTGTCGTGTGAAAAATCAAATGCTCGCGGTCCGAGCGCATCGTCATCACAACACAAGTGATGTCTGTCATGTCGAGAATCGGGAATGTCATTCGTAGTACCTCGATCCCGCGTCAAACCGTGCAGGCAATTGGTTTGTCACGATCACGCGGTACGAGTCGGGTCCACCGACTTCGGGCAACCTGTCCACATCCTCATTGCGAGCCTCGGCCTCGTCACACGAACGCAGGCACATACGGTTGAAATCCTCCACCGCCCTACTGGATTCACACGCCGCAAGACGCTTGACTTTTTCAGCCCCGTCCCACGCTGCCTCCTCTGACGGAAATTTGGCAAATCGCACAAGGGTGGTGTCGTATCCGTACCAACCCCCCTCTTCGGGTCCGCCGTAGTACTGCTCGCGCAGCATCAAGCAGACATACCAAGTAGTAGGAGATTTGACATCGGAGAGAGCAGCGTCGAATGCATCAGAGATATTCATTTGAAATCCTTTTGTAAAAGCGGGGGCGGGGCCGAAGCCCCACCCCCGCGTTGTGGGTTTAGGTTGATGACTTGACAGCGCAGTAATCTTCAAGTCGTGCCGAGGGGTACGGGATGCCATGCACACGGCACTCGCAGCCGCGCTCAAGATCACCGATGGTTTGAACCATGCGGTCCCCAGTAGGGGTCACCCACACAACCCCGAAGTGCTTGCGGCCTCGGTAAGCCTTTTCCACCGTGCCGTAGTACGCCGCCTGACTTTGGACAAACTCACCCGAGCGCGACATTGCAAGCCGTGCGTCACTTGTGATTTCCACAACACGCACTTTGCACTCCGCGTCGATCAAGTCAAGATAGTGATCTCGACGAGCGTTTTTCCACGCGAGGCTTGAGGCCATTGCGGCCGCCTTGGCTTTTGTGCAAGCCTCCCATGCTTCCTTGCGAGCCTCTGCGATCTTGACAAGTTTCTTAATGTCCATAACGAAATCCTTTCGGGTTAGGTCGGGAGACATTCCCGACCTCCTCAATATACCCTACTTTGCCGTAGGGCGCAATAGCAAAATCCAAAAATAAAAAAAATAGTTTGGTTTGCAAAAAGAAAAACCGACCTTGACAGCACAAGGCCAGTCAAAGTCGGTACGCTGTGCGCGGTAGTCGCTTCCTATCTCGGGAAAGGCGACTACCACACATCCTCAAGCGTGAGCAGCATACCACGCCTTGCACGCCGTCTGTCGGCTACCGCTGCACCACCCGTCGAGGGGTCCGTACTCGGCACTTGTCGCGACTCCCCAGTCGCCTCGTCGTGGAGTCTGACCCTACTCCACGCCGTAGATTCTCGGATCTACGCGCTCTTGCATCACAGCAGCGGCTGACAACGAAATGGTGGAAGTGATGCCCAAGGAACCTGCTCCGCGACCGTGCGGCTATTCCGTGACCTCTGTGCAAGGGGTCATGGTTTCCCCACTCGCTCCCATGTGACTATATCTCTCTCTCTTAAACCGTCAGCCGCGACCCCCCGTAGCCCCTATAGGGCGAGCGGAGGGGTCAGCGCGGATGATATTCGACTGCGAAACGCCCCAAAAAATTCCAAATTTGTTGACGCATACCCTTCGTCACAGTAGACTGTAACCCATGAAACCCGCCAAACTAAACAGCCCTGCCGATTGGAAAATCGCCATGCGGAAACAACTTGCGACTCACGGAATGAGCCGATACACCTTTGTAAGAAAAGTCTCAGACGCAGAAATCTGTGCGGTTCACACCGCCGAATGCCTGCTCGCGGACAGCGAAACGATGACTGGGCAACGCCTACCATCGTTTGGGATGGCGATTGCGATGGCAAAACTTGCGGGATTTGACTTTGTGATGGTTCCAAAAAAATCGCCATGAGGACACCAATGCAAGACCAGTACGACCCGCTACCCCTCTTGGAAATGATCCGAGTTGACGAGTTTTTGCGGAAATCGTTGTTTGATGCCGTAGAAGATGGCCCCGCAGGTCTTTCACATTCAACTACACGAGAAATGTGGGAACGATCCGACCGCTTTGA